GAGGCCGGGGGCTGAGCGGTAGTCCTTGGACATGGATCCTCCTTTGCGCCGGGTTTCCGCCCCGGCTGTCCACCGACTAACGCGCCGTCGGAGAGACGCAAAAAGAAAACGCCCCGGCGCCACGAAGGCTGCCGGGGCGGACGTCGGCGGACAAGGAGGCGATCCGCGTTCGTCTCGACGGGTGGATAGTCCGTCTAAGGGTGGGCCTATCCCAACAGGCCAAGGGCGAGCAACAGGGACAGGACAAGGCACAGAATCCCCAGGCCGGCCATGGATTCGGCCGCGTCGTCGTCCTCCACGCGCCACGATCCGCCCACAAGGGCGAGCCCGATCACGGACGCGAGGACGGCAGCGGCGGCGGACAAGGGGGTCATGAGGTGGAGATAACCGATCGGTATTCGATTCGTGCGCCGGCCAGTGTTGCGTGGCCGATTCCGTCCATCATGCCGTCGGATATTCCGAGGTCGATGTAGACCACCACCGCGTCGGCGTGTTCGATCCATGCCCAACCCGCCATCATGCCGGCGTGTCGCTGCACCGGGTCCGCGTCGTCCAACACGCCCGGCTGCGTCAGTAGGAGGTGGGACGCGATGGGCGCCTCCCCGCGTTGGATGCAGTCGCGGAGACACGCGCGGGCGTACTCGACATGGCGCGCGATGCCCTCGGGGGTCGGGGCGCTGTACGGAGACTCGACGACGACGCGCCTCATCAGAACATCGCCATGGTTTGATCGGTGTCGGACAGGTTCGCGACCGCCTGCCGGTAATAGGACGGTTTCAGTTCCGCGCCAACGAACTTTCGGCCCATGTCGACGGCCACGACGCCCTCAGATCCGATGCCCATGAACGGGGACAACACCACGTCGCCGGGGTTTGACCACAGCCGAATCGCGCGACGAATGACGCCAAGCTGGAGCGGGCAGATGTGCCGCTCGTCGTCGTGCTCTCGGGCGCTCCGATACTGGAGCGTGTCGGATTGGTCAATGTCCATCCAGACCGGAGATGCGTACCTCTGCCACAGCGTGACCGGGAAGTCATCCGACGTCTTGGTGACGGGTTGCGGGTTGTCGCCGGGCTTCCGGCACGTCACGAGGTACCCCGGCTCGCCATCCGGGGGCTTGCCCACGGTCACGAGATAGTCCGGGATTCCCTGTCGGCTTCGGGCGCTGTCCTTCCTGAGTTGCTTGTACAGCAGACCCAGGGCCTTGGTTCGTTGCATGGCGGTCACGGGGTCTTTCCAGATCGTGACCTCGGAATGGTAGACGAACCCTTCATCTTGGAACAACCGGATCAGGTCGCCGCGGAAGTCTTTGAGACCAATGTACCCGTCCCGAACCTTGGATGCGGTCAGGTTCATGCAGTGGAACGACACGAGGCGCCCCGGAATCAGGACCCGGTACAGTTCTCGGACGAGGTACCGAAAGTGGTCTGCGAACTCGCCATTGTCTCGGACGTTGCCCATGTCGCGCGGGTCGTCGCTGTACGTGTAAAGCGACGCGAACGGCGGCGAAAACACGGAATAGCCGACCGACGAATCCGGAAGATCCCGCAGGACCTCTACACAGTCGCCGTGGTACGCGGCGAAATTGTCCGCCACCTTTTGATCAATCGCAGGCATAGTCACCCTCCTTGGTATGTAGCCAGTCCGGGATAGTCACGGCCCGGTCCGCGTTTTTCGGTGTCCCGGCGCGCCGCCCCACGACAGCCGCCATCTGCTCGTCCTTCATGAGCGCAACCATCTGGGATGCCATTTCGTCCGCAGCGTCCGCCTTTCTGGCAAGGCTGGCGGCGATTGCGCCGTCGGCCGGGGTCTGCAATACGTAGACGTCTACAGGTTCGGTCTGGCCAAATCGCCAACACCTGCGGACCGCTTGGTAAAACGATTCGTATGAGTGCGTAGCCCCAATGAACACCATGCGCCGGCAGTGCTGCCAATTCATCCCAAAACCCGCGATCGATGGCTTGGTGACAATGACCCGCGCATCACCGGTAGAGAATCGGTCTAGCCTCGCGGCCTTGTCCTCGGGGTCGTCCGATCCCCGCACTTCGACAGACCCCTCAATCGACCGGGATGCTGCGGCTGATTCGTCGTTCAATTCGCACCACACGATGCATGGACCGCCGTCGGACGCCAGCGTGCGCGCCATGTCGATCCGCTCCGGCATCGTCTCCCGGCGCGTCCGCCGCTGGTCGTTCAGTCCCATGGCAGGCGCCGAGAACAGTGCCCCAGCCTCCGGCTCCGGTTCGTCTCCGACCTGCACTTGATGAATGCGGAGCGGGGGCAGGTCGTACCCGTCATCACTAAACCCGAGGTCGGATGGCTTCCGGACGACGACAGCCCACGTCGCCACCCATGCCCAAAAATCGGATCGGGCGTGACCCTTCAGTCGCCAGCCGCGCGCCGACGACGACGAACCGTCGTGGACAAAGAACTCGGCCAGCATTTCCTGCCGCGTCGACACGCCCAGGAACTCGGCATGGTTGCCTAGTTCCGTATGGTCGTTTGGCGCCGGCGTGGCGGTACACGCGAGCCGGTACGGGAACGCCTCGAACTTGTCGATCAGCATGGTACGGGTCGCGCCGTCGTAGGACTTGAGGATCGATGATTCGTCCAGCGCCACGCCTCCAAACACCGACACGTCCATGCGCTCGACCCGTTCATAGTTGACGAGCCGGACATCGCCGTCGCCGTCGGCTCGGGTTGCGCGGACGCCGATCGACCCGGCCTCTCGGATCGTCTGAGGGATGACCGAAAGTGGTGCAATCAAGAGGACGGGGCGCCCCGTATGGTGGGCCACGGATCGACACCATTCAAGCTGCATCCTGGTTTTCCCGAGGCCCGTATCTGCGAAGATGGCGCACCGGCCCATGCGGCAGGCCCACGACACGATCGCGCGCTGGTGGTCAAATAGCGACGGATGGAGGTTCGGCGGCTCGAACCCCGACGGGGCGTGTGTGCGGCGCTTTGAATCAACGAACGTGTGGTAATCGGTCATTGGCCACGCTCCCAGAACTTGCGCGCCGCCTTGCGGGCCTTGTGCGCGGTCGACTTGGTGCCGACCCACCGCCGGACGATCACGCCGCCGACGTCGTAGCGCGCCATGATCTCCCGTTCGCCGGCTTGACCGCCTTCGATGTCGATGCCGATCAAGGTTCCGTTCGTCATGCTGACCTCCTTCAGTGCCGGCGTCCCCGCCTGACGCAGGTCAAATAGCGCGGGCGCGGGCGCGCGCAAGGACAAATCCAAAGAAAATCAGCGACTACGATTCACCGCGCGCCACCGACAGCCCGGCCGCATTGAGTTTGTATCCGGACACGCCGCGGGCCCTGGCGACGGTGATGGACGACCGGGCGTTGCCTCCGCGGGTCAGGTCAAGCCACCCCGCCGCGCGCCACCGGTCCACGGTCTCGGACGGGTCGTGTCCGAGGCGCTTTAGCTCCTCGTGGACGGTCGCGGCCACAAGGCGCGCGCCCCCGGTGGACTCCTCCGCGATCCAACCGCCCGGGGGCGTCCGCTCCGTGGTCCCGTCGCACACCCGGCCCTGGGCTTGCGCAAGGCCCCACAGGGCCATGAGCGCCGCCGCGTGCGTGTCCGCGCTCCGGACGCTGTACCGGGCCGCGTCCACGGCCTCGTTCATCACGCCGTCACATCGGGGGAGGCCCACGGCCTCGCAGACGTCCACCGACGTAGCAATGGCCGCGATAAGCTGCGACAACCGGCGCTGCACCGCGCTCCCGTGCGATGCGGCCTCCAGGTGCGTCCGATACCATGCGCGGGCCTGCGCGGCGTTGCCGTCCATCGCCAACCACGCGACCACACGCATCCCCAGGTGCCCGAAGTGCTCGCGGACCGATGCGCCGATCATGGTCGCGGCAAGCTCGCCGGTTGCGGCGTCGTCGCCGAGCGGGCGCCCGATCATGGTCAGGGTTCGGGGCCGGATCCCCACGTCGGACGCGAGGTCAACCGATGGCGTCTCCGAGGTCGACAGGAGCCACGTCGACACCTCGCGCTGTTCGCGCAGGCCGGTGGGGCTGCCCCTGAGTCGGCCCTTGCTCCCGGTCGCGAGGTAGATCGTGGCCGTGATCGTGCTCGCGCCGCTGTCCTTTCGGCGCTGGTTGCCGCCGCTCAGTAGGGCCTTGGTGTCGTCCAGCATCAGCGGCAAATGGTACGCAGCCGCCGCCCCGACCTCCGCGCCGACCCCGGTCGTGTCCCATCGGCGCACAAGGTCCACGGTCCCCCACACGGACGCGGCAAGGTCCATCGACACCGACTTGCGGGCACGACCCCGCGCAAGGCCGGGGCCACCGACGCATAGACGGCAATCGCGGCCTTCGGGTGACGCTTCGCATATTCCCAGCCCTCCAGCCATCCGGCCCACGTTCCGCCGCGCTGGATCTCCCGGTACCACTGACGCTCGCCATCGCTGGCGGGCTCCAGGGTGTACCGGTCAGGATCGGGCCCGATCGCCTCCTCTCCGAGCATGTACGTGGTCCCGTCCACCCATCCGGACCGGCGCACGACCCGGACCGGATCCATCGTCGCGGCGTTGTCTGCTTCGAGCGCGTCCAGCCACAGCACCACCGCCGACGCGTTCACGGACGTCACCGGGGCCCCGTCTGCGGAAAGCTCGACGATCGTCCGCGCCTGCATGGCCCGATCCCGCTCGACGGTGCGCACCACCCAGCCACCGCCCGGGAGCATCCATGCGAGACGAAGGTAGCGGCGTCCAGATTCGGCATCCTCGCCCGAGCCCGTGATCACGATCGGCGCCCGGCACACGACCGTGTCCGTCTCGCCCACCACCACGACCCCGCGACGGCTCAGTTGGTAGCCGTCCGGGATGCGGTACGGACACGGCGCGTCCGGGCATCGGAGCGCGGTCAGGACGTCGTGGCCGGTCGCGGGCTCGCCCTCGTCCGCGTCCACGAGCCGGAGCCCACGCGCGTCCTTCGCCGCCTGTTTGAGCATGGCCGCGTGTTCCTTGGCCCGCGTCGACCACCCGTCACCGGCCTGTCCCGCCATGCCGAGCCCGGACAACGCCGCCTGCGCCTGAGTCAAGGACGCGGACAGCTCGCCAACGTCGGACGTCCACGCGCCCAGGACATAGGACCGCCACAGGTCCCGCGCCTTGTCGTTGTCCGTCCTCGCGGCCTCGCTCACGTCCCGGACTGCCGAACGGAGGCGGTCCAGGGCGTCAGGCATCGGTGATGCCCTCCTTCGCGGTCGCCCACAGGTCTACGAAAACCTGGAATGACTTGCCGTTGCCGAGCCGGACGACGGTCATCGGGGTGTTCGTGCCAGCGGGCCACGCCGCCGCCACGTCGTCCAGGTCCACCGAAAACGGCCCATCGCTGCTACGGGTCCGCAGAATCCTCACCATCGTGCCTCCGTCGCCTGTCGTGGCGTGCCCTTGTCCCCTAACGGGTCCCGGACCGG